GGTTTATTCAAGCCTGGCTAGCTGGCTAGGGATACCCGACCAAAAGGGTTACCTAATAGTTGTGTAAAAAATCATTCGCTTGAGCCTGGGGAATGGCGGACCTTTCGGATTGAATGGGACGCAAGCCTAAGCAATCCCCGAAGGAAACCGCGGACGTAAGGCTCGGCGTGAAAGCATACGCCGATCACCGCGGGGTTTCTCACGTCGCCGTCATCAAAGCGATTCGCGCCGGCAAATTAGCGCGGTCCGTTACATGGAACGACAAAGGGAAAGCGCAAATCGACCCGACCGTCGCCGACGAGGAATGGGTCCCCGCCATTGTCGCCAAGCAAGAGGCGCAAGCCTCCCAGGATCTCGACGAGCCCGGCGTTTCGTTCGCGGAGGCTCGCACCATTCGCGAAAACTACAACGCGAAACTAGCTAAACTCGAATTCCACAAGCGCGCCGGAAAGCTCGTCGACGCGGAGATCGTCAAGCGCGAGGCATTCAAAACGGCGCGCATTGTCCGGGACGCGCTCTCGAACATCCCCGACCGGCTCGCGCCTCAACTGGCCGCGGAGTCGGATCAATTCAAAATCCACCGCCTTATGACGGAAGAAATCCGGAAATCCCTCGAGGCGCTCGGGCGCGACCTTGAGCTCGAGCCCGCGGAAACCGAGACCCTAAACCCCGATGAAACAGCCTAGTCCTTTCCTGGCAGGATTCGCGGCCGGCATCACGCCGGACCCGGACGTCGACCTCGCCGAATGGTCGGACCGCCACCGCGTCCTTTCGGCGAAAGGCTCGAGCGAGCCTGGACCCTACCGCATCGCGCGGACGCCTTACCTGATCGAGATTGCCAAGACGCTCTCGCCGCAATCCCCTATTGAGCGGGTCGTTTTTATGAAGAGCGCGCAAGTCGGCGCCTCGGAGCTCGGCTTTAATTGGCTCGGCTACATCATGAGCGGCGCCGGTCAAAGCGGCCCGGTCATGATGGTACAACCGACGACGGAGACCGCGGAGCGCGTCTCCAAGCAAAGAATCGCACCAATGATCGAGGAAACGCCGGTCCTCAAGCAAAACGTCTCTGCGGCGCGAGTAAAAGACTCCTCCAATACTATGCTCCTGAAAGAATGGCCGGGAGGGGTGCTCGTGATTACCGGCGCCAATAGCGGGACGGGGCTAAGGTCTACGCCCGTCAAAAGCCTATTTTTCGACGAGGCAGACGCGGCGCCCGCGGACGTCGGCGGCGAGGGGGACCCGCTCGAGCTCGCCGAGAAACGGACCACGACGTTTGCCCGCCGCAAAATCTTTATCGTCTCGACCCCGACGGTAAAGGATTTCTCCCGAATCGAGCGCGAATTCCTGCAAGGGGACCAACGCCGCTATTTCGTCCCGTGCCCGCATTGCGACGCTTTCCAATGGCTCAAGTTCAAGCAAATCAAATGGGACGACGGGCGCCCCGAGACCGCGCGCTACATTTGCGAGGAATGCTCCGGCGAGATTTTTGAGCGCCATAAGACCGAAATGTTAGCCCGCGGGCAATGGCGGGCAACCGCCCCAGGCGACGGACGGACGACGTCGTTTCATATCTCGAGCCTTTACTCCCCGGTCGGCTGGAAATCCTGGGAGGCGCTCGTCCGGGAATTCCTCAAAGCCAAGTCCGACCCGGCGCTCCTCAAAACTTTTCTGAATACGTCCCTGGGGGAGACGTGGGAGGAAAATTACTCCGCTCGGATCAATTCCGACTCGCTTATGAGTCGAACGGAGTTTTACGAGCCTAACGTCGCGCCCCTCTCCTCCGTCCTCCTGACCGCCGGCGTCGACGTTCAAGACAACCGCCTAGCAATCTCCGTTTACGCTTGGGCGCGCGGGGAGGAGGCTTGGTTAGTCTCCCATCAAGAAATTTTCGGCGACCCCGCTCGAGCGGACCTTTGGAAACAGTTAGACGCCGTTCTCCTCCGCCCCTACCGGCACGAGCTCGGCGGGGAGCTCATGATTTCCGCCGCGGCTATCGACTCCGGCGGTCATTTTACTTCGGAGGTTTACCAGTACACGCGCGAGCGCCGCGGAAAGCATATCATTGCAGTCAAAGGTCAATCCCAACGGGGAAAGCCTCCTATCGGTAAGGCGACGAAAGTCGATCTCAACTTCCGCGGGCAAACCCTGAAACACGGGGCGGAAGTCTACCCGATGGGATCCGACACGATTAAAACGACCCTTTACGCTCGTTTCAAACTCGATACTCCGGGCGAGGGTTATTACCATTTTTACGCCGGGCTCGGCCCCGAGTATTTCGAGCAACTCGTCGCCGAGAAACAGGTAACGCGATTCGTTCGCGGGCAACCCGTCCGAGAATGGTTTTTACCCTCGGGAAAACGTAACGAGGCGCTCGATTGCGCGGTTATGGGGTACGCCGCGCTCCAATACCTCTACACGCGCCACGACCGCCGCACGATATGGGACCAATACGAGCGCAAGCTATGCGCTCCCGTGAAATCCCCGCCGCCTCCCTCCCCTGCTAGTCCGGAAGTGAAACCGGGGGAAAACGGAGGCAATCGTTTGAATCCGGCAAAACCTCAAAATACCCTGTTTCGAGGTCGCAAAAATTTTCTAACCTCGTGGTGAATTGATGACTTTCCCCGCCGAAATCGTCGCCGGCGACTCCAAAACTTGGCAAATCGAACCATTTTCCGATGTTTTTGGGACAATTTCCTCCCCCGGCTGGACGCTCACTGTAGCAATCGCCGGAGCGTCGAGCCTTACTCTGACCGGGATTCCAGAGACCGGAGGGTGGCGCTTGGCAATTACGACGTCGGAAAGCGCGGCTCTTGAGCCCGGCGTTTACTATTGGCAATCCCACGCGACAGACGGGACCGAGCGGATTACAGTCGGGGGGGGAACCTTTACCGTCAAGCCGAACCTGGCCGAGCAAGCCGCCCCTTACGACGGGCGCTCCCAGGCGGAGAAAGACCTCGCCGCGGTTCAAGCCGCAATCCGCGCAATCGTCTCCGGCGGCGCGGTCGCGGAATACATGATCGGCAATCGGTCGCTCCGGAAAATCCCCCTCGCCGATCTCATGGCGCTCGAATCCAAAATGAAACAGGACGTCGCGCGCGAGCGCCGGGCGGCGAAACTCGCCAACGGTCTCCCGGACCCGGGCTCTCTGTATGTGAGGTTTAAGTAAATGGCGCGATTCTGGCCGTTTGGCAAAAAGCAACGCAAGCAAGCCCGCGCGTTTCAGGGCGCTTTGACCTCGAGGCTAACGGGCGATTGGGTAACGGCTAACTCCGCATCCCAAGATTCCGAGATCCGCGGGAGCTTGAGCAAGCTCCGGAACCGCTCGCGCGACCTCGTCCGAAACAACGACTACGCCCGGCAAGCGATCCGGACGATTCGAAACAACGTCGTCGGCCAAGGCGTACAAATGCAATCCCAAGTCCGGCAACCCCGGACCCGGCGCCTCGAAACCGCCATTAACGACGCGATCGAATCTAAATGGGTCGAATGGCAACGTAAGGACTCTTGCCACGTCGGGGGAACCCTTAGCTTTGCCGATATCGAGCGCCTCTTGATTTCGTCCGTCGCCGAGAGCGGCGAGGTTTTCGTCCGCATCGTCCGGCAACAAATGGGACGATCCCGGGTCCCGCTCGCGCTTCAGATTATCGAGAGCGATATGCTCGACGAGAATTATAACGCCCGAGCGAGCAACGGGAACGAAATCCGAATGAGTATCGAGCGAGACGCCTGGGGACGCCCGCAAGCGTACCACGTTTTGCAGAACCATCCCGGCGACTACACTTTCGGCGCCGGCGCATCGCCGCGGGTCGAGCGGATCCGGATTCCCGCGGACGAAATGATTCATCTTTACATTACCGAGCGACCGGACCAGTCCCGCGGGATTCCCTGGCTCTCGGCCGCGATCTCCCGCATTCATCAGATGCAAGGCTATGAGCAATCCGAGGTTGTAGCGGCTCGAGCAACCGCGGCGCTCATGGGATTTATCGAAACCCCAGAGGGCGAACTCCCGGCGGAGGGCGAGCAAAACGGGCAAGCCGTCACCGACTTTGAACCCGGCGTATTTAAGCAGTTGAACCCAGGCGAGAGAGTCGTCGTCCCGCAACTCAACCGACCCGGCAACCAATTCGAGCCTTTCATGCGGGTAATGCTGAGGGGAATTTCTGCTAGCTGTGGAATTTCGTTCGAGTCGCTGAGCCGTGATTATAGCCAAAGCAACTACTCGAGCTCTCGCCTCTCGCTCCTCGAGGACCGCGACCATTGGCGGGTTTTGCAATCCTGGCTCATTTCAAACTTACATCAACGCGTTTTTGAGGAGTTTCTCGAAATGGCAACCCTCTCGGGCGCGCTTTCGCTCCCGGGCTATGAGATTCAACCGGAGCGATATCAGTCCGCGGCGCGCTGGCTCCCGCGGGGTTGGGCTTTTGTCGACCCAGTGAAGGAGGTCGCCGCGTATAAAGAGGCAATCAAAGCCGGCTTTATTACGGTCGCCGACGTCGTCGCTCAATCGGGTGGGGATTTCGAGGAGATCATGACGCAACGTCAACGCGAGATTGAATTCGCCGAGAGCCTCGGCGTCGAGCTCGACACGACCGTCGTTGCCGAACAACCCCATGAAGAACAAGAACGCCCGACGCCTGCGAGCATTGAAGAGGGGCAAGGGGGCGAAGAATGAGCGCCGGACAACTCAATTTGACAATCGAGCAAGGCGCGAGCTTTCTCAAAATCTTCACCGTGAAGGACCACGAGGGAACGCCGATTGACCTGACCGGATTCTCGCTCCGCGGGCAAATCCGCGAAACCTACTCGGCAAGCTCCGTCATTGCGTCGTTTTCTTTCGAAATCCACGAGCCTCTCGCCGGCAAGTTCAAAATGAAACTGACGCCGGCGCAAACCGCGGCGATCCCGGTCGAGACGGCGGTCTCATACAAGAAAACCCCGACCCGCTACGCTTACGACGTCGAGCTCGTTACCGATACGGGCGAGGTTGAGCGTTTGGTAGAGGGTATTGCTTCGATCTCCCCCGAGGTTACTCTGTGACGGATTTCGTCGTTTCGGTCGAAAATCAGGCCGCGAACAACGTTACCGTCCTAGACGAGACTAACGTTATCGTCGAGGTCCTCGCCGAAATTCAAAACGTCGTCGTGCAATCTCAGGGACTACAGGGTCCCCGCGGAAAATCTTTCGAGGACGTTACGATTTCCCCGCCGCTTTCTTACGAGAGCGAGACGGAGACTTTCAGGATTACGCCTCCGAGCCCTAATCAGGTTTACCGATGGGACGGTACGCAATGGCAACCCGTGACGCTCCCGGACCGATTCGTCGAGCATCGCGCGCTTACTCCCGCCGAGGTCTCGAGCAAGTCGCTCACGCTTTCGAATCCCCTGACCGATCCGACGAGGCTCGTCGTGGACGTCGCCGGCGGCGGCGGCGCTCTTTTTCCCGGGATTGACTATCAACTAACCGGAAATTCTCTCAGCTGGGCCGGACTAACGCTCGACGGGATCCTAGAATCAGGCGACAGGGTCCGCCTGATTTACGAATAACCAAGGGAGAAAAAGAACAATGGCATTAATTCAACCAAAGTATATCGAGACGCTCGACGGCTCTAAAGTCGTCCTCGAGAATAACCAGGCATTTAAGAGCAAGTCCGCCGATGGACTCAGCGAGATCGAAATCGTCAAAGTCGACGGTAACGACGTCGTTAAATTCTCGTCCGTCCCGGAAGTCTCTTCCGACGCCTCGACCCCGGACGGGCTCGTTCGCAAGTCGCAACTGGACGCCGAAGTTACGAGCCTCGACGGAGAAATCTCGCAAGTCGCCTCCGACCTCTCGGCGCTTGAGGCGACCAAGGGGCAACCCGGAGGAATCGCGCCCCTCAACGGGTCGGGCTTGATCGCGGAGCAATACCTCCCCTCCTACGTCGACGACGTGCTCGAGTATGCGAACCTTGCCGCATTCCCGGTCACGGGCGAGCAAGGCAAAATCTACGTCGCCATTGATTCGGGCAAATGCTACCGCTGGAGCGGCTCGGCTTACGTCCAAATTACCTCTGGCGCTGTAGATTCTGTTTTCGGCCGTAACGGGGTCGTCACGGCTCAATCCGGCGACTACTCGACCAACCTCGTCCCCGAGGGCGGCTCGACTAACCTCTACTACACGCCCGCCCGCCAAGCCGCGATTGAGGCTTACGCGGACCAGGCAGAAGCGGACGCAGTCGCCGCCGCTTCCGCTCTGATCGATCAGGAAAGCGCCGCTCTCGAGGCGGAGGATCTCACTTTCCTGAAACTCGACGGAACGCGCCCGATGACGGGCAACCTCCTGATGGGTCAAAATTCCATTCAGGGGGCGAATAGCGTTACCGCTGACACCTTTTCGACGCAAGAGCACACGCTTGGACTCGGCGAGGCTACGCTCCAGGCAACGAACGAGATTACCGGCGAATTCGGTTGGATTCAGGTTACTAGTAGCAAGGTCGAGATCGAGCAAGGCAACGAAAACCCGGCCCTTTTTAAAATTGAGGGCGCGTCGTTTTCCTTCTCGGGCGCTGATATCGCGGTCGGAACAAAGAAGATTACCGGCCTCGCTGACGGCGTTAATCCGGCCGATGCGATCAATAAAGGGCAACTCGAAGCGGCGGCTCAAGAAGCCGTCACGATCGCCGCGGCATACACCGACCAAGAAGTCCTGACCGAAAAGAACCGGGCGGAGGCGGCGGAGGCGGCTCTCGACGGCCGGGTCGACGCGCTGGAACTTGCGTCGCTCCAATTCGTCAAAGAGAAATTCGTCGTGAACGCGGGGATCCTCGCCGCGGGTTACGTCGAGCTCCAGAATACGGCGATTTCCGAGTCGATCTCGGCTTTCGTTGACCGCCTGGCGCTGCATTTCTACGACGGATCGGATGGGGATTATACCCTGACCACCGTTGCCGGAAAGACTCGCCTTGTGTTTGCCGGCTCGCTCGTTAACCCGAGCCCTGAAAAGCTCGGCGTCGGCGATACGATCCGCGTGACCTACTGCAAGCGCGCCATTATCTAACCGAGAAAGGACGGGGGGGCGGCGGGGAAACTTGCCGCTCCCCTAACTCACTGAATGGGATTTCTGGAAGGATACGCTAAACTTAGTAAATGGCTTGAGTCGGAAAAGATCTTTTTCGTCGACAAGCTCGCGGATTTTCCGGAACCCGTCACCGGCGTGATTACCCTCGCTGATAACCTTACTTATTTCATTACGGGCACGATTGACCTCGCCGGAAATCGACTCGTCGCCGGTCAAAATACGGTCATCATCGGCGGGTCCTCCGAAAACTGCATCCTAAAATCAACCGGACTCTCGGCGAGTACCGCGCTCCTGACCTCGCAATATAGCCTCCCGATGCGAAACGTAACGCTGACTCACGGGACCGCGCTGGACCTTAACGGCGCCGGAACCGCGACGGCGGCTATTGATTGGTTCGGGGTCAACTTTCTCGACTGCAATTCAACCGGAGGCGGCTCCGGCGTCGGGACGATTCAGAACTATAGCAATTTCATTATGAGCGATTGCGCGCTCCTGAATAGCTCGGGGATGACCTTTAACGGGACGATTGGGACAATCGGTTTCAACCAATGCCTTTTCTCGGGAGTCGCCGGTCAAACGACGCTCAACTTCCCGTCGACCCTGATCGTTACCAGGCGAATCCGCGTGACGTATTCGAGCTTCGTCGCTTTCGGGGGGGCAACCGCAATCAACGTCAGCACGTCGGCGTCTATCCCGGTCGAGGGATATATCCTCGATACAGTCAATTTCTCGGGCGGCGCAACCTATACGGCCGGCATTGCCTTTAATGACAACCGGAGCCTTTTCACTAACGTGAAAGGAGTCGGGAACTCGGCCGAGATCGGGCAAGCGTTTTACTTCAACAACACACTGCAGAACGGAATCGCGACTACTGGGGTTTTTGAAAAGATCGAGGGCGTGACCTCGCCAAGCGCGATCAATCAAAAATTCTCCCATACCAACAATAGACTGACTTACACTGGCGGAATCACGCGGTCATTTCGCGTCACTCTCTCTTGTTCGGCACAAGCCATTACAACAAACACCACGACTATTCTCGTTCGTGCTGCAAAGAACGGAACCACGATCGCCGAAAGCGAATCGCAAGCCACTACCTCGGGAACATCACGAAACGAAAACTTCTACTCCCAGGCGATCGTCGAGCTCGCAACCAACGACTTTATCGAGGGCTTTATCGCAAACGCGACAAACGCCAACAACCTCCTAGTAACCGAGCTCAATTTCATCGTCGAGGCGCTCAACTAACTGAGCTTTTTCTATATTCTCGATTGAAAAAGTAGCGCCTCTCGATTGAATGGGAAAATTGAGCGTGTAACGCTTGATCCTAAACCGATCAAATCGGGGGCATATGAAAATCAAAACTCTGTTTAGAGCCTCGACGCTCGAGCGCGCCGAGACCGACTCCGAAAACCGGACGGTAAAACTCTCCTTTTCGTCGGAGATCCCCGTCGAGCGGTATTTCGGAAACGAGATCCTCTCCCACGCCCCAGGCGCCGCGGACCTCTCGCGCCTGAATAACGGGGCGCCGCTCCTCTTCAACCACGACCCGGACCGTTTAATCGGCGTCGTCGAGAGCGCTCGGATTGCCGACGGCCGCGGCGTTGCCGTCGTCCGTTTCTCGAGGAACCCGGACGGAGAACGCGCCTTTCAGGACGTGCAAGACGGCATTCTTAGAAACGTCTCCGTCGGCTACCGAATCGAGCAAATGCAACTAACCGGCGAGCGCGACGGAATCAAGACTTACACCGTCACGCGCTGGACCCCGCATGAGATCTCCGCCGTCTCCGTCCCGGCGGATCCGACCACGCAAATCGGCCGGAATGAAGATAGCGGCGAGGAATACGCCGTGGAAGTAATCGCAACCGAAACAAACGAGGAGCAAGTCGAAATGGAACCCGAAACCAAAATCGAAACGGTCGCGACCCCGGTCGTCGACGTGGAACAAATTGGCGCCGAAGCGGTTAAAGCCGAACGCGCGCGCGTCGCTCAAATCGAAGCGATCGCAAAAAAGCACGGCCTTGAGGACCTTGGCCGTCAACTGATCGAGGGCGGCAAGAGCCTTGATGAATCCCGCGCCGCTTTCCTCGAGAGAATCCAAGAAACCCAAGGAGCTAAAATCGTGAAAACTGAGACCGCAAACATTGGCCTGAGCGAAAAGGAAATCCGTCAATTCTCTTTCATGCGCCTGATTAACGCCCTGGCAAACCCGGGCGACCGCCGCGCGCAAGAGGCGGCAAAGTACGAGCGCGAAATCTCGGAAGCCGCCGCCGCTAAGACCGGCCGCGCTCCTCAAGGTTTCCTCGTCCCGACCGACGTCCTGAATGCCAAGCGCGACCTCGTCGCCGGTACCGCTTCGGCCGGTGGCTATACGGTCTCGACCGACCTCCTCGCCGAGTCGTTTATCGAGCTCCTCCGCAAAAAGTCGATCGTTCAAGCCGCGGGCGCCCGGGTTATGAGCGGTCTCGTCGGTAACGTTTCCATCCCGAAGCATACCGGCGCCGCCTCCGCTTTCTGGCTGAGCGAAGGTCAATCCGCGACGGAATCGCAGCAAACCTTTGACCAGGTGACGATGAGCCCGAAAACGGTCGGCGCTTACACCGACATTTCGCGCAAGCTCATGCTGCAAAGCTCCCTCGACGTCGAGGCTCTCGTCCGCGCTGACCTGGCCGCGGTCCTGGCTCTCGCGATCGACCAAGCCGCTCTTTACGGTACGGGCGCAAGCAACCAACCGATGGGCCTGAAAGGTCTCCTCGCTGGCTCGGCTCAAGAGCTCGACTTTGCCGGCGCAACCCCGACGTTTGCCGAGATCGTGGGTCTCGAGAGCAAGATTAGCTCTAAGGACGCCGACGTCGCCGGTATGCGCTACATTGTAAATGCAAACATGGCCGGCGCTCTGAAGTCCGCCGCGAAGGAAGCCGGTTACCCGGTTTATATCCTCGAGGGCGGAACGGCCAACGGATACCCGGTCCTGACCTCGAACCAAGTCGCCGCCGGCGATGTTATTTTCGGCGACTTCGCGGGCAGCATGATGCTCGGATTTTGGAGCGGCCTGGATATCATGGTCGACCCCTTTAGCGGATCGACCTCCGGTACGGTCCGCATCGTGGCGATGCAGGATTGCGATATCGCGATCCGCCACGCCGAATCCTTCGCTCGCGGCAACAACACGCTGTAATTGTCAGACGAGACGGGAGGGGGCCGGGACGGATTCCGGTCCCCTCTCTTTTAAGCGATGAATGAAACGGCAATCTTCTTAGACGATTTCGGCGTCCCGGTCGTTGCTCCAGGCGGAGCGACGGGGAAAGGTATTTTAGACGCGCCGGACTCCGTCATTGCCGACGGTCTGGTCCTCTCGACCGGCTACAACCTGACTTGCGAAACCTCGAAGTTCGGCAACCTCAAGAGCGGCGAAATGATCCGCGTAAGCGGCGCGCTCTATCAGGTTCGCGAGGTCCGGAAACTTACTGACGGCGTCTTTTGCGCCATTCAACTCTCGAAAGTATGACCAAACGCGAGCAAATCCTCGAGACTATCGCCGAGAAACTCCGGGAAATCCCGGAGCTCTCCGAGTCGATTTTCCGCTCGCGCGTCGACGCTCTCACTCGGGACGAAAGCCCGGCGGTCCTCGTCGAGCCTCTCGCGGACCAGGCGGAGCAAACCACCATTCCGCGGCTTGATTGGACCCTGACCGCTCGGGTCTCTGTTATCGTCCGCGGCGACTCTCCCCATCAAATCGCCGACCCCTTTGTCGAGGCGATTCATTCCAGAATTACCGAGGACCTCTCCCTCGGGGGGCTTGCGCTCGACGTGCAACCCTCGAACGTAAGTTTTCAATTTCTCGCGGCGGACCAAATCGCGGGAGTCGTCGAAATGGATTTCCGGATTATTTACAAAACGGATCTCAAAAACCTTTCCACAATCTAAGGGGGTATAAGACTCATGGCCTTGCTCACTCGTAAACGGACCGTCCTCGCAAAAATCGAAACCAGCTACGGCGTCGACCCGAACCCCGCGGGCTCGGCCGATGCAATCCTCGTAAAGAACTTGAACCTTACCCCTCTGAATGCTGAGACGGTCTCCCGGGACCTGATCCGCCCCTATCTCGGCAACTCGGAAACGCTCCTCGCGACGTCGTCGGCTTCGATCGACTTTGAGGTCGAGATTGCCGGCTCGGGCGCAACGGGTAAGCTCCCCGGTTACGATTGCCTCCTCCGCGCCTGTGGCTTTGAGGCGACCACGATCACCGAGGAAATTGATATCGAGCGCGTCGGCCAAGTCGCAACCGCGACCCTCGCCGCTCACGGTTTCTCGAACGGCGACCGCGTAAAAATCTCGGGCGCTGGCGAAACGGAGTATAACGGCGAGTTTGAGGTCTACGGCGTCACGGCTAACACCTTCGACTTTACGGTCGTCGGTACGCCCGCCACGCCCGCAACCGGGACCCCGGTCGTCGGCAAGCGGATTGAATACAAGCCCGTCTCCGAGGGAATCGAGAGCGTGACCCTGCATTTCCATATTGATTCGGTCCGGCACGTCCTGGCCGGAGCTCGCGGGACGGTCGAGTTTTCGATCTCCGCGCGTCAAATTCCGGTCATGCGGTTTACGTTTACCGGGCTCTACTCGACCCCGACCGATACGCCCGCACCGACCGCGGATTTTTCGAAATTCCAACTCCCGCAAGTCGCCAATACCCAATTTACGACTAACTTCTCGCTGCATGGGTATGCCGGCGTCCTCGAGAGCATGAGCTTGAACCTCGCGAACGACGTGCAATATCTCTCGCGGATCGGTCAAGAAAACGTCCTGATTCTGAACCGCCAACCGGCCGGGACCTTTCTGATCGAGGCGCCGACCATTGCGACGAAAGACTTCTTTACGCTCGCTCGCAATGCAACCCCGGGCCTCATGACGATTACCCAAGGCACGGTCGGCGGTAACAAGGTCAAGATTGAAGCGGGATCCGTCACGCTTCAAAACCCGAGCTACCAGGACACCGACGGGGTGCATTTCCTCTCGATTCCTTTCACGGCGCAACCCGTGAGCGGTAACGACGAAATCGTCCTGACCGTCTTCTAAGAAATCGTTTTAAGCCTAAAACCTGATTCGCTAGCGTTGGGGAATGTTTATCCTAAAACATTCCCCAACTTATTTCTGGCCGGTCAAGGTCGAGGTCCCCGTCTCCGGCGGCAAGTATGAACGGCATACTTTCGACGCGGAATTCCGGCGCCTCTCTCAATCGCGAATGCTCGAGATCGGGGGCTTGATCGAGAAATCCCAAATCACGGACGTCGAGCTCGCGCGCGAGGTCCTGGCCGGATGGAAAGGCGTCCAAGACGACGGCGGGAGCGAGGTCCCCTACTCCGAGGGGGCTCGGGATTCGCTCCTCGATATCCCGCTCGTTGCCGCGGCGGTCGTTATGGCTTTCTTTGAATCCGCATCGGGCGCCAAAAGAAAAAACTAGAGGGCGCCGCTCGGGTTTGGGCCTCCGGGGGGCGCGCTAAACCAGGCGCTAAAGGCTCGATCGAAGAGGACCTCGCCGCTTTCGGCGCTCCGCCGGAGCTCCTCGAGCAACTGGAGAGGCAAGAGGCGTCCGCGGCTTACGAGGTTTTCCCGGAGAATTGGGACGCGGTTAGGCTCTTTTGCTCGCTCGCGACCCAATGGGTTTACGCCGGGACGGGCGATATTGTCGGGCTAAATTATCAGTCCGTCGATTTTATGCTGCGAATTCACGCGGTAGCATCTCCCTTAGACGTATTCTCCGATATCCAAGTCCTCGAGGCGGAGGCTTTGCGGACGCTTCGGGAGAAAGACTAACGAATGGCATTCAACCCCTCGAGCGTAACTTTTGAGATTGCCGCCAAGGTAAGCGGCGAGCAAGCGGTCGCGGCTCTTTCGCGCTCCCTCAATACGCTTTCGACGAATGCCGATAAAACCGAGTCGCGATTCGGTAAGCTCGCTTTCGGACTCAAAGCCTTTGCCGGCGCTTTCGCGATTCGCCAAGTCGCGGGCTTTGCCTCCGGCATTCTGCAAGCCGCGGACGAAACAAAGACCATGGCCGACTCGCTCGGCATTGGCACCCAGGCGCTTTCTAACCTCCGCGGGGCGGCAGAGCTCACTAACCTCGGAGTCGACGCGCTCTCCGTCAAGGTTAAGAAACTCGCCGTTAATATCGGCGAGGCGACCGCCGGCAACGGGAAAGCCGCTTCCGCATTTAAGACGCTCGGGATCTCCCTCCGCGACTCCTCGGGCGATACCATCAAAGCCGACGCCGCAATCTTTGCAATCGCGGACCGCTTCAAAGAAATGCAAGACGGACCGGAAAAGGCGGCGCTCGCGGTCCGCCTCTTCGGTAAGTCCGGCGCGGAAATTATCCCGCTCCTCAATATGGGGAGCGAGGCTATCCGGCAATACGGGCTCGCGATTAGCGATTCGTTTGGGGAGCAAGCCGACGAGTTTAACGACCGGATTTCCGAGATCGGATTCGCGTTTAAGAATCTCGCGATTGAGGGGCTCTCGACCCTCCTCCCGACGCTCAAGCAAATCGCCGACGCTATGCTCGCATTCGTCCGCGAGTCGAGCGCGTTTACCCCCGTCTTTACGATTATCGGCGAGACGGTCCGCCTGGCTACCGCGGCAATCCTTGGTTTCTCCATCGCGATTAAAACGGCGTTTAATGATATCAACGGATTGCTTTGGCAGGGCGCGAACATTTTTCAAGCTTTTGCCAACGGTTTTCCAATGGTTTTTACGATGCTCGTCTCCAAGATTCGAGCCGTCGTTACCGGAAACTTTGACGCTCTCGAGCAAATCGACCGGGATTTCGCTACATTCTACAACCGCAACGCCGAGCGGTTTAAACTCAACTTCGCATCGATCTCGGACCAGTGGAAGAAATCCGGCGAGGAGATCGAAAACAGCGCCACGACGAAAGCATTTAAAAAATTGCTCTCGGACTCAGTTCTTTTCGGAGAGGACGGAGCGGCTCAACGCGCGCTGGCCTCGACCGCTCCCGCGAAGCGGCCAAAGAAAGCCGGAAACCTCTCCGGATCGGACGAGGAATCCCAGGAACGCAAATACGAGCGCGCGGAAGCGGCGATTAGGAAAGTCCAAGAGGAGGGGTCAAAGCTCCGCGCGGAGTATGCGCTCCAGGAAAAGACCCTCGGCATTCTTACCCCCGCGGTCGAAAAGCAACGAATCGCGATTGAGGAAAATGCCAAAGCCAACGCGGAAGCGGCCAAGCTCATCCCCGAGCGCCGGGCGGAATACCTGAAAGAAGCGCAAGCCGTGAGCGAGCTCAGGCAATCGCTGATCGACCTCCGCGAAGCGCAAGAGAGCGACCCGGGCGTCGGCGTGAAGCGCGCCGTTAACGACTATTTGCAAGAGGCTCAAAACGTCGCCGCGCAAACGGACAACGCGCTTTCCAACGTATTCCAAGGCGCCGAGGACGCGCTCGTCGATTTCGTCTCGACGGGTAAGCTCAGTTTCCGCGACCTCGCGAATTCGCTCATTAAGGATATTTCCCGAATCGCGATCAAGTCCGGGATTATCGCTCCCCTCCTCGGAGGCATTTCTAGCCTCTTCGGGGGCGGCGGGACGGGACTCTCGGCCGGCGGACCGATTGCGATTCCCGGCATTGCATACGCTGCAAAGGGCGGGATCATGACGGCGCAAGGGATGCTCCCGCTCAATACCTACTCGACGGGCGGGATTGCGCGCTCCCCTCAACTCGCCGTGTTTGGCGAGGGGCGGACTCCCGAGGCTTACGTCCCGCTCCCGGACGGAAAGCGGATCCCGGTCGCCATGCAAGGCGCCCCAGGGGAAACCTTTAACGTGAGCGTTACCGTCAACACGTCGGGCGGGGAGCAAGTCGCCGGCGACCGCCAAGGCGCCGAGCTCGGGCGCGCGATTGCCGCGGCCGTCCGGAGCGAGCTTATTTCGCAGAAACGTCCCGGAGGACTCCTCGCGTGATTTTCGTTTACGTCCCTGATTTCGGAGCAACCGTTAGCAAGCGCCCGCGGGTCCGCGCCGCTCAATTCGGCGATGGGTACGAGCAACGCCAATCCTGGGGAATCAACCGCAACCCCGACGTCTGGAACCTCCGGTTTCAGAATCGGTCAAAGGTCGAGGCGGATGCAATCCTCGCATTCCTCGACGCTCGAGGTGGGGTTGAGGCGTTTGAATGGACTCCGCCCGACGAGGCGGTCGGTAAAAAGTTCATTTGCCGCGAATGGTCCCGCTCGATTGACCGGCATGATTTTTACACGGTCTCGGCGTCGTTCGAGGAGGTTTTTGAGCCGTGAGCCTCTCGGCGGAAATTCAGAAGCTCGCTCCTTCCGCGGTTATCGAGCTTTTCGAACTCGACCTGACCGACTTGGGCGACCAGGTTTACCGCTTCCACGCCGGGACGAATGAGCTCTCGCAGAATATCGTATGGAACGGGGAGACCTATACGCGCTTTCCCGTCCAAGCCGAGGGGTTTGACCTAACGGGTAACGGCCAAATCCCACGCCCAAGGCTTTCGGTCTCTAACGTTTTCGGCTCAATTACGGCGCTCATTCTCACCTTTGGGGATCTCCTCGGAGCAAAGCTCACACGCCGGCGAACGCTTGCGAAATACCTCGACGCGGTCAACTTCGCGGCCGGAAACGCGCTCGCGGATCCTACGGCCGAATTCCCCGCGGACGTCTATATCGTCGACCGCAAGGTTTCCGAGGCGCGGGACGCGGTCGTTTTCGAGCTCGCCGCTCCCTTTGACCTGGCCGGAATAGCGCTCCCTAGGCGCCAGATCATTCAAAACACTTGTCCGTTTAAGTATCGCGGGACCGAATGCGGCTACGCCGGAACGAACTATTTCGACACGTCCGACGAGCCCGTCGCAACCCAGGCGCTCGACCGTTGCGGCAAGCGCTTGAGCTCCTGCAAGGCGCGATTCGGCGAGGTCGCTCAACTCCCCTTCGGCGGATTCCCGGGCGCCGGGTTGTTTAGGTAATGCGCCCCAATACTAAAAGCCTCGCTCTCGAGTATGCGCTTTGGAACGCGCCGCGGGAGGCTTGCGGGCTTGTCCTCGTCCGCAAGGGTAAGGAGGAGTTTTTCCCTTGCCGCAATATCGCCGAGGACGCGCAAAACTTTATCCTCCATCCCGACGACTACGCCTCCGCCGAGGACCGCGGGGATATTGTGGCGGTATTCCATTCCCACGTCGAACAATCGCCAAAACCCTCCCAGGCGGATCGGGTCGCTTGCGAGGCGTCTGGACTCCCTTGGTATATCGTCTCCGTCCCGGCCGGCGAATGGGACTACCTCGAGCCCTGCGGATATAAGGCGCCTTTGATCGGGCGGGAATACTCCCTCGGCGTCCTCGATTGCTACACCATTATTCGAGACTTTTACCGTCAGGAATTCAAAATCGAGCTCCCCGATTTCGACCGACGCGGAAAGTTTTGGGAGCGCGGCGAGCAACTCTACTTAGAAAAATACCGCGAAGCGGGATTCGAGAAAGTATTTGAAGCGAACCCCCGTCGCGGGGATATTTTTCTACTACAGCTATTTAATAACGTCGTCTCTCACGCCGCGATTTACCTGGGAGACGGGGTTATTTTGCACCATTTAGAGGGGAGACTTTCGACGCGTGAAGTCTACAACGGCCACTACCAAAAACACACGGTCGCAACCCTCCGGCATGGCAAACTTGCGCGTTGTTAAGCTCTACGGCGAGCTCGGAAAGCGCTTCGGGCGGGTGCATCGCTTTGCTATCCGGACGCCGGCGGAGGCTATCCGCGCGCTGACGGTCAACTTTCCAGGCTTTGAAAAGCATTTAATCGACTCCGGCGCTCGAGGCGTCGGCTACCGGGTCGGCATCGGCCGCGAGGACCTGGGGCTCGACGAGCTCCACAACCCCGCCGGCCGCGAGTCGATCCGGATTGTCCCGGCAATCTCCGGCTCGGGCGACGTCGGAAAAATTCTCGTCGGGGCGGCTCTCGTAACGGCCGCGGTCCTCCTTACTCCGGCAACGGGGGGCGGCTCGCTTGCGTTGCTTGGCAAGGTAGGAATGGCGGTCGGGGTAAACCTTGCGCTGAATGGCGTCGCCGGCATTCTCACGCCTAACCCCAAGGTCACGGCGCCCCAGGAATCCGAGTCTAACCGCCCCTCTTATCTCTTCAACGGACCCGTAAATACGACGCAACAAGGTCAACCCGTCGCGCTTTGTTACGGCTCGCTCATCGTTGGAAGCGCCGTCGTGAGCGCCGGCACGTCGACGGAGCAACTCGGGTCCGGGTATTTCGGTTGGTTTGAAATCGAACCCTTTACGATAGGTTTATAAATGGCTGAGCAAAAGGATACGCTCGTTTCTAAAAGCTACGCGCGGATCCTCGACGTCGTCTCCGAGGGCGAAATCGAGGGGCTTGTCGACGGGGCGCGCTCGATTTACCTCGACGATACTCCCCTCCAAACCCTGATTAACGGCGTCCCGGTCAATAACTTTGCCGATATCGCCTGGACGGAGCGCAAGGGAACCCAAGCGCAAGACTACATCGAGGGGTTTCCGTCGGTTGAAAATCAAATCAACGTCGGCGCCGAGGTGAAGCTCGCGACTCCTTACGTCCGGACGATTACCAACGCGGACCTCGACTCCGTCCGGATCACGATTCAGATTCCGGCGCTCACCGTCACCGATATCAATACCGGCGATATCCGCGGAACGGATATACCGATCGAAATTTCCCTTTCCTCGAACGGCGGGCCCTACGCCTCCCAGGTGAAGGAATATATCATCGGAAAGGCGTCGAGCCCGTACCAGCATTCCTACGTCGTGAAGCTCGCCGGAGATCCGCCTTGGACGATTAAGGTCGAGCGCCTCGCCGCGGAATCAACTAGCGCCTACATTCAAAATAAACTTTTCGTCGCGAGCATTACCGAAATTATCGAGTCGAAACTTCGCTACCCTAACTCCGCGCTCGTCGGAATGGTCCTCGACGCCTCGCAATTCTCGACCCTCCCGACCCGCGGCTATCATATCCGCGGAATCAAAGTCCGGGTGCCGGACAACACGACGACGCGCGAGGACGGGTCTCTCGAGTATGACGGGAACCCTTGGACGGGAAACTACCGCGTTAGCTGGACGTCTAACCCGGCTTGGGTCCTCTTCGATCTCCTGACGTCCGCGCGCTATGGCTTGGGCTCCTACCTCGACGAGAGCGCGATTGATAAATGGGCATTCTACCAGGCGGGGCGCTATGCCGACGAGCTCGTCCCGAATGGAAAAGGCGGGCTCGAGCCGCGATTCTCGGCTAACCTCTACATTCAAAGCCGCGAGGAGGCTTTTAAGGTTATCCAAAACCTCGCCGCGATTTTCCGCGGTATGCTTTTCTGGCAAGGCGGAACGCTCACGTTAAGCCAAGACGCCCCGACCGACCCGTCCTATTTGTTCACGGCGGCAAACGTAATTGACGGAGCGTTTACCTACCAAGGCGCAAGCCTGAAAGCCCGCCATTCGGTCGCGCTCGTAACGTGGTTAGACCCCTCGGATATGTACCGGCAAAAGGTCGCTTACGTCGAGGACGCGGACGCCGTCGCGAGGTTCGGGATTATCGAAACCGAAATCGCGGCGATGGGATGCACGTCCGAAGCGCAAGCGATCCGGGTCGGTAAATGGCTTTTATACACCGAGCAAAACGAGAGCGAGACCGTTTCCTTTCGGACCGGGCTCGAGGGCGCAATGGTCCGCCCGGGACAAGTCGTCGCGATCTCGGACCCGGTTAGGGCCGGCGAGCGCATGGGCGGACGCATTGCCGCGGGTACGGTTGACTCCGTCACGGTCGATTCGGACCTTTCCGTCGACCCGGTCGGCGCCGAGCTCTCCGTCATGCTCCAGACGGGAGCGGTCGAGGTCCGGACCGTAACGTCGGCCGCGGGTCGCGTCTTGTCGGTGGGGATTCCATTCTCGGAAGCGCCTGGGGCGCCGAGCGTTTGGATGCTTCAGACGCCCGCGATCGAGAATCAATATTTCCGGGTAATCTCCGTCGCCGAGCCCGAGCCCGGGATTTATGAAATCTCCGCGCTTGCCTACCGGCCGGAGAAATACGACGCCGTCGAGAGCGGGATTGAGCTCGAGGAGCGGACGATTTCAAGCCTCGTCGTAAAGCCTGAAACTCCGATCAATCTGACGATTAGCGAAAACCTTTACGAGTACAACAACGACGTGCGGGTTAAGGTTACGGCGTCGTGGATTGCTCCGGTCGGCGCGACGAGCTACCTCGTGAGCTACAGGATCGACAACGGAAACGCAATCCTCCTCCCGGAGACTCGCAACTCCGAGGTGGAAATCCTCGACGCTAGGGCCGGGCTTTATGAGTTCACGGTTTACGCGCTCAACTCCCTCGGCGCGCGGTCGGTCCCGGCTCTCGGCGTCCGGGAGATTTACGGGCGGAGCGCCCCTCCCGCGGACGTCGAAAACTTCAGCATGATCCCAAACCAGGGGCTTGCTTATCTGACTTGGGACAAGGCAATCGACCTCGACGTCCTCGTCGGCGGTACGGTTCGGATTCGCCATACTCCGAGGACGACGGGTCAACGATGGGCGGACGCGGTCGATATTCTCCCCGCTCTCGCCGGGACTCATACGAGCGCGCAAGCGCCGCTCCTCGCCGGGACGTACCTCGCCAAGTTTTACGATTCCTCCGGCGTCGCGTCCGATAATGCGGCGCTAATCGTTACAACGGTCCCGGAGGCGCTCGCTCTAAACGTCGTCGAGACCGTAACGGAAAGTCCGACCTTTGCCGGATCTAAAACGGCGCTCACGGTATACGAGCCGGTCAATGCGCTCATGCTGATTTCGGCACTTACGATCGACGAGCTCCTCGCGACCATCGACGAGGTCCCGCTTTTCGACTTTATCGGAGGGGTTGCTCCCTTTGGGGAGTATTTCTTCGATAACTCGATCGACTTGGGAGCCGTTTACCCGACCCGCCTGAAAGCCTTTATCGACTTTGAGGTCTACAATATCGGCTCGTTTATCGACCAACGGGCGGGCTTAATCGACACTTGGGCGGATATCGACGGGGAGAAAATCGACAACGCCAACGCCGTCGCCTACGTCCGGACCACCATCGACGACCCAGGCGCATCCCCGACTTGGACGGAATGGAAACCGTTTTTTGCCGGGTCGTACACCGCAAGAGCGTTTGAATTTAAGCTCATTCTTACGTCTACTGATTCGAGCGTAAACGGGCTTGTGAAGAGCCTCAGCGTATCGGTGGATATGGAAGATCGAACCCTAAACATCGGGAACCTGACCACGACCGCAAGCGGCGGACTCCGCGTCGATTTCGCCGAGCCTTTCCATACCTCGCCGGCCGTTGCGCTGACCGCTTTCGGCATGAGCTCGGGCGATTATTACGAGATCACAAACCGGAGCGCGACGGGATTCGACGTCTCATTCCGCAACTCGGGCGGCTCATTTGTCGCGCGGACGTTTGACGTTATCGCGAAAGGATACGGGCGGAAGCTCTCCGCCTAACGGAAGGAATTAACCTATGGCTCAGCATGATTATAACCTCGCAAATCAAACGGGACTCTCATTCCGAGCGGACCTCAACGCCGCGCTCGAGGCGATTGTCTCGAACAACTCGGGCGCAACCGAGCCGGCGACGCCTTTCGCCTATCAACTTTGGGTCGATACGAGCGCCGCTCCCGCGGTCCTGAAAATCAGGAATGAGACTAACACCGGATGGGTTACGCTCGGCGACGTGAGCGCCGCTAACCTGGGGCTCCTCCTCAAATCGGGCGGGACCATGACGGGCGCGCTCCTCGCCGCCGCGGGATCCGTCTCCGCTCCAGGCGTCGCATTTGACGGGGACGCCGATACGGGGGTGTACTCCCCCGCCGCTAACTCCGTTTCCCTTGCCGCCGGCGGGACGGAGGTCCTCCGCGGGTCGAGCTCCGGCGTCGAGCTCGTCGGGACGGGCGCAACCCGCCTCCCGGTCGGGACGACGGCGCAACGCCCGGGGACTCCGGTCGAGGGGCAAGTCCGGTATAACTCGACCCTTGCGACCTTTGAGGGATACAAGGCGGGCGCATGGTCTGAGATTGGCGCAAGCGCCGCGGGCTCTCGCTCCGGTCGTAACCGGATCATGAACGGCTCTTTTCAAGTCGATCAACGCAACCGCGGGGCGGAGGTAACGGCCGGATTCGACTACGTCGTCGACCGCTGGCGGGTCGGATCGAATAGCTTCACGGGAACTTGTGTCGTCGGGCAGAACAAAAACTCCCTGACCACGCTTCCCGACGGCTTTACAACCTACTTTGGAATGCAATTTACCGCGACGGCCACCATGAGCGGGAGCATTGCCTCGACACGTCTCGGCCACTATATCGAGGGGTATCAAGTCGAAGACCTCGCCTGGGGTGCGGCAAGCGCTAAAGCGGTAACGCTCTCGTTTTGGGTCCGCTCAAGCCTGACCGGGACGTTTGGCGGCAAGATTTCTAACTTCGCGGGCTCGCGGCAATACATTTTCGGATACACGATCAACGCCGCAAACACTTGGGAAAAGAAAACCATCACAATCGCCGGCGATACGGGCGGCGCGGGGACCTGGCTCAAGTTGAGCGACGCCGGGCTTTACCTCCAATTTTGCACGGGCGCGGGTGCCTCGCGTTTGATTGCTCCCGGATCTTGGGGAGCTATCGACGCGGACGGACCTATCGGGCAAGTAAACCTCTCCGAGACGCTCAACTCGACGATCTATTTTACCGGCGTTCAACTCGAGGCGGGGACGGTCGCGAGCGACTTTGAGCAAAAGCCTTTCATCGACGAGCTTGAGCAATGTAAGCGGTATTACCAAAAATCTTACAACTATCCGAACGGCGCCGGATCAACCAACTCGTCGGGCATTATCAACGGAAGCCCAGACGCTACCACCACCACGCGCCTCTTTATTCACGGTCAAACGCTTCCGAAAGAAATGCGAACCAACCCGACCCTGACAATCTACTCAGCGGGCGGACTCGTTAACGCGGTTTCGATCTACTCGAACAGCGCAACGACTCTCGCCGTCACGTCTATTTCCGCTCCCGGGACAAAAGCTATTGGAACCTATATTCAACTAGGCTCAGCGGCTAACAGCACGACTCACTACTCTTTCCACTACATCGCGAACGCGGATTTCTAAACTATGTATAAACTCACTCCGAACCCCGATATGATTTTTAGGACCACCGACTCCGCCTATATTCCGGCGGTCGAAGGAAATTACGATTACCAGGCATATCTAGCTTGGCTTGCCGCGGGCAATACGCCCGAGCCGGCCGAGGAGTAAACCATGGCGGAGGTCGCAATGGAGCGCGATTTAGGTCGGCATGACGCGGAGATTCTGGCCTTGAAAGAGGACGTCCGAGAAATGCGCTCGGACCTCCACGCGATCCGGGAGATTCTGGCCGAGGCTCGCGGCGGGTGGCGGGCGCTTGTCATGGCCTCCGGAGTCGCCGGCGCGGTCGGGGCGCTCA